TCACTCCAGAAGTTCGTGCTAGCTACAGTCTTGCGTTCGATATATCTCCTGAAGATCAAGTGGCTCTTGAAGATGAGATACGAGCAGTGGACTGGGGCAAGTGCTTACGTCTCCTGGTATAGGTACGGAAGATGTCCAAAAGGCAAAATCCGATGCGCCGAAGAGGTGCAGGCCGAAAGGCCCTTAAGCCCAAATCCAGCGTAGCCGCTGGATATTCATATGGTCAGCTCAACGCAAGAGCTAACGGGACCATTCGAGGTGATGAGCTTGTTCTAGAGTTTACAGAACTAGCCATGACTTGTGTCGTACCAGCGTCAACTGCGCCGCCGCAGAGCACGCAATTTTGGCCTGGTGCATCCGGAATGACACGCCTCGACACGTTTGCGCAACTCTACTCACAGTATAGAGTGGAGGCCGCAGAGTTAGAGTTCCGACCAGCGGTTGGAACTAACGTCTCCGGTATCCAGGTTACTGGATTTGCGTATGATGGTAATGACATACCTTCAAGTCTCTCAACAGCGATGGGAGTCGAGCCCAGGTTCTCAGATGTTCCTTGGGTAGGGGGAAGGGTACGTCTACCAGTGGATAGGCTGATGAAATCGAAGTGGCATTTCACAGCGAACGGCAGCAACCCATCCGGTTTTAATACAACCGGATCGGTTTTCTGGCATGCAAGCGGTACAAACGGAGCAATCCTAGGTAATATCTGGCTGAAATATCGAGTCAGATTTTCGGGACCAACGAACCAAGTGACAACAATGAATGTGGCATCATCTACATTCCCAGCCCCAGGCTCATCTTATGGGCTTGGGCAAGCAGTAGCTAGTGACCTGGCTAGTGCAGTTGTTAACGCAACGCTTCCAACCAACTGGACAGGGGAGCAAACAAATGGTTCGATTGACTTGACCCGAGGTGGTGTTTCATCATCTCTCGCGAGTATATTCCTGAAACCTGCTGGGCCGCTAATAGCGTCGTTGGGATCAAACATTAATCCCAACCAACTAGTTGAGTTTATTGCTGAGTTTATGGGCACGACAACTGCCCCAGCAACAGGTCCGATATCAACTACTTGGCTTCCGAATGGCGCCAACCCGAACACCGGGGAGAATACCATTCAGGATAGCATGCCATATGAAATTTTCGTCGATGGGTCTATTAAGGTATGCTACAGAATTGTAGACTACCTTGCCAACATGGTTAGCGCTCAGTTGACGATTGTTGCACCAGGTAGTACGAACTCCTGGTTGGCAGGGACCTTGTTCAATGTTGGAACATGGATCCGACCGTTCATTCAAATCTCCACAGGCAATTCAGTGCTACCGCAGCTGAACCCAGTTTCTAGAGCAATCTATCAGAAACAACGTGATGAAAAGAAGACCAGAAAGTCGAGAGAAGCAAGGCAATGGGGAGGCCCCGATTCAGATGATAGTGATATCGAGGTTATTACAGAAAGCCTTGCAAGTGCCTCATTGGGCCGACGGCACGAGCCAGTAAGACAGCTGGCTGCTTCCCATAAGCCACGATAGATCGCGTGGTGCAGCGTCTCCAAATAGCGAAAGCGGG